CTAAGGTCTGTTCTCTGTCTAGCCTTAGAAACCTATCACCGCATTTCATGCATTGCCACAATAAACTACCGTCATAGGTTCCAAGTATTTCTACTCCTGCTAATGTATTTTTACCACAAGAAGGACATTTTTTAGGTTTAGTTTCATAAAAATCTTTATCTTCAATACCTATTCTTTCTATTATATCACCTTCTTCTTTATCAGTAATATCATTTAGCAAAACAAAAAGCTTACTAATCATTACTTCATTATAGCTTCTTTAACAACTTCTTCGACAGAATCATAGATTGCTGTAATAATCTTTTCTTCTGTTTTTTCTGATATGATAGGTATATCTACATTATCATTTAATTTTGTAATGATTTTTTCTTTCATCTCATCATTAAATATATAATCAACTACCATTTCTTTTAAGTCCATTATTCCTCCTTAAAATGTTTGTGGCCTTATAAAGCCAGTTCCTGTTCTAGTTCTAGTACTTTTTTTAATTTCTTTTATACCCATTTCAAATTCATTATTAAAAAATTGATACATATCACTTTTAAAATTAGTAGGGTCTTTATACCCTCTTGCTATTGCTCCATTTAAAATAACTTCATGAAATTCAGCAGGAATAGATGATAAAGGGCCTACATAATCTTTCGTAGCATCATCATCAGAAGCAAAAGGTTTAGGAATAAAAGAACCCAACACTCTTATATTGGTTGTTCCAGTTATAGAACAAGATTGATAATCACTTGTTCTTCCGTCTCTAGTAACTGAATTATTAACTTTTTCTACTATTCCTATTCTAGCTTGTATTCTTTCAGCTTCTTTTTGCTCAGTTGTTGAACCTTCATGATGTTTTTTATAAGGACTATAAATCCAAAATCTTTTATTTTCAACATTAGCTGTTGGTGTTCCTAAAGCTGTACCTGTATTATCTTTAGCATTATTATCAAATTCATCATCATCTATAATAGGGTCACCTATTAGTCTAGGTATTTTTACATCATTAAAATAAACTGCTTCTATTTTTATTGCTTCCATAGGAAAATTATACCATCTTTGTCCAGCTATAGAGCTCATTACTATACTTCTTTTTGATGCATCAGTTTTATAACAAATAGTATTTGCTGCTTGTTCAAGATACATATCAGACAAAGTAGACGATAAATGTGGATGATGTTGTGCTAATAATTCTTTTATTTGTAATTTTGTCACTGTGTATCTCCTAACTGGTTAGTACCAAAATTAGATACTACAAATTGTAAATGTTCTTTTCTATCCTTATCTAACGAAACAACTTGTGCTCCTAGTAGATTAGATAATTCAGTATCTTCTTCTTCATGAACAAAATCAGCCATATAATGCTGTATTAAATTTAATGCCATTTGTATATAAACAAGCTCTCTCGCTTGTATAGGTATTCCGTAAAACAAAGTATGTTCATTTTCTTTTACTGTGCTAGAAAAATTAGACTCTGTAAGTTGATGTGTATCATTATGAACTAACGGTTCACCAAATCTAGGATAAGTTAAAAAATAAACTTGCGCTGCAGTTGTTGAAGGTAATATTTCTATTTTTGCTAAATTAGTAGCGTAATATTTAGGTGTATATTCATCATCTTCATAATGTATACTTCCATTTATAGCGGCACTTGTTGCAGATGTATTAGAATCTAACTTAACTGCTTGTATATAATCACTACCTACTCTTCTATTAACAAATAATATTCTTCTATTTTTAAGAAAATCTTCATCATTCCAACCAAGTTGATTGCCTCCTGCAGTAAGATTTTTACTAGTTTGTAAATATCTTGAACTATTTAAATCAGAAGAAGCAAGAGCTTCATAAACAAAGTTATCTGTAATTAAATTATTTACAAGTTTAAAAGCTTCTTCAAAGCAAGAGTTTAGTATATCTTCGCCAAAAAGATTTTGTACATCTTCTGTTGTTAAACTTTTTATTTTATCTATTGGTGCTATCATTTATTTTCTTTTTTTAGTTGTTGTATTATGTTTTCTTCTAGTGCTTTCTTTAGCTTTAGAATGCCATTTATTTCCTGTATCTGAACTATATATTTTTTTCTTCTTTACCATATTATCCTTATAAGGGGCCCGAAGACCCCTTATAATTTGTTAGTTACTCACCTATTAAGATGGGTCAGCTCCTACACCGCCAATATCAACACCATCAGTGCCCATACCGCTTGCGTCAGCAGCGTTCATAGCTAAAGGTATTACAGCTATTCTTACGACAGCTCCATTAGCATCACCATCGGGGTCTAAACGCACTTTATATAAAGGCATTCCAACTCCAGTAGTTGCAGGAACATAGCTAGCAGCAGCTACTGCGCTACCAGCTTGATTAGCAATTAAATCAGCTTTTATTTCTGAAAAAGTTCCAGCTTTATCAGTTGCTCCATCAATAGCTACATCCATATTCTGAGAATTAGTTGCTACAGCTTCTGTGTTATAAACTACAGTAAATGTAGTTCCAGAAGGAATAAAATCAATTATAGAACTGCTTTTATCTGTAGTTCCACCTGCCTCAGTAGTTATGTCTTCATACCAACCAGGAGTAACACCGTCTTGTAGTTTTTTCCAGCCCATTATCTACCTCCTACTTAAGAAAACTTAAGAATTGCGTGAGTTTCAGGTAAGCTAATCTCAAGACCTGCTTCAGTGATAATTTGGTCTTGACGACCGTCTACACCGTTATCTTGAACGTTAGTTTCAATGAAGGTATCTCGACTAATACCGTTACCCACAAGTGGTCTATAAGCTACATTTTTAAGGTCAACTGCAACACAGTAATCTTCCCATGGCCCTCTTAATAAAGGTTCAGCAACAAAGTGTAAATTACCAAAAATAGTATTTACTTTTGTAACTGTATGACCAAACTGACCAGGAATATTATCTACATCTAATCTGTATTGAGATGAACCTACAGTATTGTTCATGAAAGAACCATTACCTAATTTATTTAAGTAAGTGATTACTTTTCTTGAAGCTAATACAAGTTTGTTTCCAGAGTTTCCACTTTCAGGAGCAAAGAAATCTTCCATTGCATCTAAGAAAGCATCGTAACCTGATGAAGCATAACTCATATTATATACTTTACCATTTGAAGCTGTATAAGGAACAATACCATGAGAATATCTAGTTGGAGCACCACCGCCAGAAGCTTCACCTGCAGCTGTAATAATTCCATCACCAAATAACATAGCTTGCTCAATATCCATTTTATGTTCCATAAGTTTATCTGTCCAGATTCTTTGGAACTCATTTTTAATGCCTCTGTACTCAGTAGCAAGAGCTGTACCAGAGAAAATATTCATACCAGTTTTAAAAATCTGACAATATCCTTCTCTATCATACATGCTGTCTTCCCAACCAAGTGGAGTATCAGTACCCTCAGCCCAAGCTGTACCAATTACTTGCCCTTTATTTCCAGCAGAAAAAACTGTTCCATCTGGAATTGTAGTACCTACCGCAGTAAGTTTTTCACCAGATATTTCAGTTCTTCCATCTGAAGTTCTATGAGCAATGTCAGTACCATCGTGAGCACCTGAAGCACTACTATTAACAACAGCGTCTTCTTCTACTTTAAATCTGTAGACAACACCATCATCTGCTTTTACAGCAACAATACAACCAGGAACAATAAATCCACAATGAGAACCACTGCTTATTTTACCATACTTATCATATTTTGCTGTTATTATTAAGTCTTCACCAGCATCAACTGCACCACCATGCGATTCTGCACCTGACATTGTTAATGCGCTGTAGACTTCAAAATTACGTCTCTGCCATTGATGACGCTGTTCTAAAAATTTAAAAACAGGGTCATTGGTAGCTTTTTTAGCAACCTTATTTAGATAAACAAAGAATGGACTTTGTTGTGGAGCAAGTTCTGCAACTCTATCTCCAAAATTAAAGACTCTTCGTGTATTATCTAAGTCGGCTGTCCCAGTACCTTGGGCAGAGGCAACGTTACTAAAAACTGTAGCATTTGCCATTTCGTCTCCTATACACTATTTAATCCTCTCTCAGCTGTCGCGTAGACCTTCGAGTAGGAATTGTTAATTACCAAGGGTTATTCTTTTTATAACCACTAATCATCGAATCCATAATCGTATCCTCTGCAGAGGTTGTAGATTCATTTTGTTGGCTAGGTAAAACACCCATCGGTGATGGAACTTGCTGTGCTCTAGCTTGTTGATTAAACGTATCGCTAGGTCCAGTCGGTTGTGTTTGTACTGTCTGGCCAGAACCTTTTTGTAACCTGTACAGTTGAACAAGATTATCGATAGTTAGACTTTCTGGTCTAGACATTGTTTGAACAAACTCTGTAGCTTCGTCAGCACTTAAACCAAATTCACCCTGAACTCTTTGGTGAACTTCATTCATTTGTGCTTGTTGTTGTTGATAGGCTTGCTGTCTTTTAATTTCATCTTGCCTAACTTTTTCTTGCTTTTCAAGTCGTTCAGCTACTAATGCAGTTTGATATTCATTTTTCAATGCATTATACTGCACTATATCGTCTCTCCATTCATCTAACTGGTTTAAGTATTGAGCGCTAGCACTATTAGGGTCTTCCATAGCTTCAGCTCTGTTAAATCCCATAGGCTGTTTTGGTTTTTCTGGAGCAGGAGGAAATTCTTCAGCTCTTTTTTCTTCAACAGGAGCAGGTTGTGCTTGCTGTTGTGGTTGCTGATTTAGTTGTGCTTTTAATTGCTCATTCTCATTTTTCATTTTATCAGCTTCAGATTGCCAATACTGGTATCTTCGCTCATCGTTTGATTGTTGAGTTTGCTCAATATTTAAATTAGCACTATCATCTCCAGCAGGAGTATCCTGTACTTCAGGAGTCCCGACTGTCTCACTATTACCTGTGTTTTGCTCTTCACTTGTGAAGAACGCTTCTTCTACCGATAATTGACCAGAGCCCTGACTTTCAGGGGTGTCTGTATTGTTGGTTGTCTCTAATGCGTCCATTTATTATTTCCTATTTTTAGCTGCCTCTTTGCCACCAGAGGGTGAGCCTGCTTTTGTGCTAGCATCAGAAATCTGACGCTTAACAGTGGCTAAATTATCATCCAATCTCTTTTCAAACAAGACTCCAGCAGATTTTGCTTTATTAGAAACTCCATCAAGTTTACCTTTAAACTTCTCAACTTCAACTTTCTTACGTAAGTTTACAGCTTCTCTATCTCTAGTTTGTAAGTCTCCTTGTAAAGATTTAATCTCCTCTTGTTGTTGTTTAACCATAGATTGTAATTTTTGTATCTCATCAGTACGTTGCATAACGCCTTCTATATCAAACACTTCTGTTTTCTTAAGAACTTCTTGTCTATCAACAAGACCTTTTTGATATGCATCCATATAAAATTCAAGTTCAGCGTATCTATTAGTTGGTAATGTACTACCACTAACTACTACTACATCATACATACCTACTGTAATATCATTAAATACTTGAAGTTCACCTGTTTTATCGTCATATAAACGTTTATTTATAACGTATTCACTCATTGAGTTATTTGGATTAACAACTCTAAATGTTTTCTCTATACTATATAATTGTTGCATTAAAGGTATTGCAACTTGACCTACTCTTACTAATGCTTGTTCTACATCTGTAAGTTTTGATTTAATTTTTCTTTGACCAAACTCATCAAGCGATATAGTGGCTTTATATGTTTGTGGAGCAGCTTGCGCATTACCCATCATCATTTCATATAAACCTAATTGATGGTCAATATCATTTTTAGCTGTAGTTTCATTAGCATATAATTCATTAGGTAAAGGACTAGGCTGTACTGTTACTGGAGCACCATCAGTAGGGTCATAAGGTATAGCAACACCAGGCTGTGCCCATTTTTCTTCAAAGTCTTTCATATCTACACTACCTTCAGGAACTAATATTTTAGTATTAGTACTTGTAGTAGCGTGTGCAATAATTAAAGAACGAGTTTTATTTATATACTCTTGTAATCCTTTTACCATTCTAACATCAGAAGTAGGGTATGGTGTTCTTGTATGTAAATTACATATAGGAACTATAGGATAATGTTCAATAGGTAGTATTCTAGAATATAAGTATGTTTCACCCATTATAATACATTGTTTAATTCTACATACATTAATTTTAACTATTTCAATAAGCTTTCTTAATATTAACTCTTGATAATCTACTTGCTCTATTTGAGGTTTTGGCACTTCAACAGGAGGCATTTCCATATCAGCTGGCATACCTGCTTCATCCATTTTTTGTTGTTGCATACCCAATGCTTGTTCTTTTTGCAATTCATATTGCATCATAAGTTCAGCTATTATTTGTTCTGCCTGTTTTGGGTCAGTTATAACTTGACCTTGTATTATCCATGCAGGTTGTTTAATATATTGATTAAACTCTTCTTTATCTAATAATTCTTCCTTACCGCTAAAAGATTCATAAGTTCTAGTTTTTTCAACTTCTATTTTATAATATCTTTCATAACCTCTTATATATTCACTTTGTTCATGTAATAAACCTACATCTTCAGGAAAAAAGACTTTACTTTCATTATCTCTCCCTGTTTCAGGCATATTAAAATCTTGTTCACTACTTGCATTGTCTATCTGTTTTTTATATTTAGGATATAATCTTTTAGCTTGGTCTCTACTAAATAGTCTAGAAACTATTATATTTTCTGCATCATCAAAAAATCTGTCTCTACTATTAGGGTCTACATATACATCTAATGGGTCAACATCATGCATACATACTTCACCCTTACCCATATCTTTCATTGGGTCTTGATAAACATTTAAATAACCCACACCCATAACATAATAATCATCTATAGCTTGTCTAATAATAGTTCTACCATCAGATATATCGTACATATAAGTAAGCAATGCACTCATTACATTAGCTACTTTTCTATCTGAATCTTCTCTAGGTGAACACCTAAATGAAGGTCTATTAGAAGTTAACATAGCTTTTGCTGTTTCTACTGCTGGATGAATACGATTAACTACTATAGGTGCTTGACCTCTAGCTTCTAATGTTTCAGCTTGTTCTTTAGTCCATTGTCTACCTAAACGAAACTCTTTATCTTCTTTAGCTTGTTGAGCCCAAGAATCACGCTTTTTACTGTAATCTTTAAAAATACGTAAAGTTTCATTTACTATTTCGGGTGTTTTGCTATCTTTTGCCAATATTATACCTAGTTTTTATCAACTTAATATACAACCTAAAGGGTCATCCAATCAAGTTTTTTCTTTGGTTTATTTAAATAATTATCATCTTTCTCAAAAGTTTTACGCCTAGAAGGCTTTGCTCCGTCTAATGCTGTCCATATTGCGTCCATAACATCATCATGTTTTCCTCTAGGATAACTTAAAAATTCTTGTTGAGGTATATTATCTTGTGGTCTAAAAAAGAAAGAACCTTTAGCAAATAGCGGAACTAATGATAATAAACGTTCACTTTTTCTATTTCTTGGTTTTACACCTTTTTCAAGACCAGGTATATACAAACTTTCTTTTAACATTAATTCTCTAACAGCAGTTCTAAGAGCTTCTTGATAACCTACTGT